GTACTCATAATAATTTACTTCTCCTAATTTTATTAGGAAGACTTAAAAACCAGCATCCTTTGCTCCCTGATCAAAGTCATTCTTGTCCACGGTCTTACCATCTGGTGTGGTCGTTTCCGAATTGACTTCTTTCATAGAGTTTAGTTTGTCGTTGGCTGCTGCTGTTTTATCGTCTGCCTTGCTCAGCTGGGACTTCCAGCTTGTTTTGTCTTTAAACTCTGTGACCATATTAATAACATCCTCAGCTTTGCCGTGGGTGTAAATGGTCTCAAGTGTCGGACGGATAAAGTCAGGCTGTTGATTGATCCAAGTTAACAACACTCCGGTGTTTACCATTTCTGATAAGTCGGGGTGTACTTTCCGGATAGCTGTGGTGTGCTCGTCTATTGTTGTTTTAACTTCTGCTGGGGTTGCCTCTGCAGGCTTAGCAGCATCTTCTTTAGCCGGGGTCGTCGTAACACCATCAATACGTTTCTGCATAATATCAAAGGCACTACTCAACTCTGGGAAGTCGGTTCTAAAACGATCAAGCACTTCATTATCAGACTCAGTGGTGGATTGGGCTTTAGCAGCAGCAGCAGCATCCTCAGCTGAGGGGGCTTGCTTTTGCTTAGCTGTCTCCAACTCGGCCTCTAAGTCTGTAACCCTTTTGTTGGCTGCAGTGATCCTGCCATTCCAACTCGAAGTCTTTTGCTTTTCCTTTGCCAACTCGGCCTCGGCAGCTTCTGCTTTAGCCTTCCAACCACCAATATCAGTAGGGTCCTCTACAACCTTGGTAACAGGGACAGTGTCATTGTCAACGGCTGTGCCGTCGGTAACACCCTGGCCGGTGGTCGTGAGATTAGAATCGTCTTCGGGTTCATTGCCAGCAGGTTTAGAGTCAGCATCTTTGGTCAGATCTTTTTTGGCTTCCCCAGCCACATCTGTACCGTCAGCATTCTTCTTGTCCATGATGGCAATAATTTCGTCGTCGGTTTTGCCGTCTGCTTCCTCACTGAACACATCGTCCATTGCATCTGCAAACTCGTCTTTCTCCTTCTGGTATTGATCTAAATCTACTCCTGGTGTATCTGCCATTACAGGCCTCCTTGGGGTCCACACGTGGATGTCCCGGTGTTAAAATTGTTAGTCATTGCAGTGACGGCTTGTGAACCGGCTGCACCCCCTTAGCTGAAAGACCCGGTAAAAGCTTGTTCCTTCACGGGCTTTCTGGTGAGGGCAGTGATCATCTCACTCAACTCCTGCCCTCTACCTTGTAATCGTTTATACTCGTCGTCGTTTGCCTTTATCAACTGATCCTTAATAACTGATAGCCTAAACTCCAAGAGGTCCATCAGGTTGAGAAAGAATTGATTATCGGGATTACGTTTCAGAGTGTTATAGAGTTCTGCTTGATTAGCCAATTTGTTGCTCCCTTATTTGTGTTGAACCCTCAGCCGGTGGTGCTCCACCCGGTAATTGAATGTTAAACATCTTAGCCGTTCTCTCTACAGCATTGGGAACGTGACCAGAAGACTCTGCCTTCATTGCCTCAAGCATTAACATCTTATCATCATTTGCTTTCTGAGTCTCAGCATTCTGAGCATCAATGGTTTGAACCTCAGCCTCTGTCCTGACAAAACCAAGACGATCAAGGTCAAAGATCTCTGCCAATTCTCTAAGCAGTATGTCACGTTTGATGTACTTAATATCAGTGTCATTGTTTGTGATCTGGAGGAACTGATTGATCTGTTCCATCTTGACCTCTTTGGCAATGAGTGATTTAGTTCCTCGGGCAACAATGTTAAAGTCCCCCTTTATAGTTTCCTTGCCGTTAAACTCCATGTTCCAGAAGTACATCGACTTGATAAAGGGTTTGGTAACTCCATCGTCAAAGAACTGAACCTGATCCTTAAGTGTTATATTCGAAGCCCCAATAAGCATGGACATACCCGTGGCAGTTTGGTTAGCACCACCAGTATTCTGTGAACCATGCAGTGACCGTGGAATCGTGGTGGACTCGTCGGCCGTCTCCTGGAAGAACTCAACCAGACCAAGAAATTCCTTGGTGTAGCTGGGCAGCTTCGTTACTGTGATAGCTTTGTTGCTGGCATCGATACCTGTTCCCACACGTTGGAATACACGGAAGGGAAACAGTTCCAAGGGATCTTCTCCGTCGGCCAGCAGGTCAATGTTTGCTTCGATGATAGGACCGGCAGCAATGGCTGCATTGTCAAGCATGGCTCGGATAGATGCATTGTACAGCATCTGTGGATCTCTCATGATCCTGGGTATACCGTCACCAAATATGCTTGTCTCGTCCTTGTCGTAGTAATAAAAGTAATAGGGTAGTGTGGCACCCTCAATGGGGCTTATCACTGCCTTGATTATAACCTTGTCCAGGGACCACGTGTTACAGGCCACTTCCGGACCCAACATATTCCACACCTCTTCTGTCACGTTGGGTGCCAATTTCTTGGCATCCTCTACGGACAAGAATCCCCACCGTTCGTGAAGTTCATACTTCTCTTTCTTGGGTGGATTGGACTCACCATCAGCAAGGGTGTTGGTTGACATGTCCCTAAGGAACTCTTCGTAGTCCTTATAATTTGCATTGCCCTCAGGGTATGCAAGGATGAATGCCTCAATAGCCTTGGTATTAAAGTCAGATCGTTTGGCCAGCTTGTACAGGTTGTTCTTACTGAACAAGTGTTTTTGCCAAATGTACCTGGCATCCTTAATTTCCTTGACACTCATGTCTGGGTAGATGTCCCAGATCGGAACGAACTGTGCAATAGGCACGATCCGTTTAATGACAAGCTGTTTCCAGCTACCCTGCTTGTCCCGGTACCATCGTTTAGATGTTACCTCTTTAACCATTGGGCCTTTGAGAACACCGGTACCATATATGTGTGCTGAGTGAATGACGTTCCGGATAGTGGCCCGGTAATCAAACTCGGCCAACTGGTCAGCAATCTCATTCTCCATAGCAGATGCAGCCTTGTCGGCATGCTTATATATGATCTCTTGGATCTCTGCCTCTGTAGGAATCTTGCCGTCGTTGCTGGCCATTAACTGAACAGCAATCTGCTCCATCACAGGACCATCAAGTTCTGGGACAGGTGTGGTCTGTATCACCCAGTTCTTGTCGTCGTTGGCTGGAAACTGGATGTCCATCATACGGGCATCAAATGTCTTAACCTTCGTACGAGTCAACCGGATGAATGCCTTTGATCTATTGGGGTGGATCTTGTTAGCCACCTCAGGATCATACTGGCCACGGTACTGTCGTAAGTCTCTGAGCATCCTACGTTCCGAGAATATCTTCTCACCCTCGGCTACTCCCCACTCAGCATCAAGCTTCGTGCCAAGGTCAGAATGGAACGGCTGCAACGTGACTGCACGGGCTGTATCCTGTGCTGCTTTCTCAGCTACAACAGCAGGATCTTGTGATGCCGGTTCATCTTTGATCTTGTCAAAGGTGTTCGACATCTCATTTTTTTCTTCTGTAACGGTTGCCATATCTAATCCTTATTAGTACCCAGCACGATCTGGGGGTGAAGTGTACTTTTGTTTACGTGCTACATTTTTCCGGAAGATCTTGCCCTGGACAAACTCCATGGCAGCATACTGTAATCCTTCGTGCACGTGTGAGTATATGTTTTTGGTGACCTTCTCTTTCCACTGGGTGCCCTGTACTGTGGTAGACACCTTGTCATACTTAAACTCAGACAGGAATCCCTTACGAATTATTGGACACTTGTCTGTGATAATGAGGCCATCCTTCTTTCGAAGGAAGAAGACAACGGACTCAAACCTCTCGGCCGGGTTGTTTGTTCTACCCAGTGATACCGGAAAGCCTGCCTTGATTAGGATATCCCGAGCAGTCTTCTTATCAGTTTGCCCACGTTTATTCTCAGGGTCCAGGACGATCTCGAACTTGAATCCCTTATAGTGGTTTCTGATGTGAGGCCAAAGTATGTCGTATGCAAATTCGTGGATTGAGCAATCCTCTGTGACGAGTTCATCAAATACGACGAACTGCCCACTGGCTGTAAATTGAGTGAAAGCAGCAGCAGGTGTGAGTCCCGTGTCCATGCCAATGACAATCGGAATGCCCTTCGATATCTCAAAAGGCTTATCCGTATAATGTGTGGTGTCGTCGTACATCTTATAGACAGGTTTCCCTCCCCTAAGATTACCGTAGTTATTGAGGACGAAGACTGAGACCCACTCGGGGTCTGCACCCTGGACTTGGTCAACATAGTAATCCTCCGAGAGGTGGTCGAGGTTATCTGCAAATGGATTGATCTTATACCAGTTGCCTGCAGCATCTTCAACGAAGCCTTGCTGCTTGGCACACATAAGTAGTGCTGGGGGTTGGACCCAAAACTTGTGCTTCTTTGGTCTCTCTTCCTCAGCTATCTTGTATAGCCAGTGCTCTGTGGGTACAGAGTTATAGTCCGATATAATGAACGGGTCAACTGAGCCGACCTTGCCAAACTTGTTCTCCATGTGCTTGAACTGATCTCTGTAATCCTCGTGGACCCTGAACTTCTTGGGGTACCGATCGATACGTGACTTCAACATCTGAAAGACACCACGTGGTATCTCTGCAGTCTCGTTGAGGTGAGCACCGACAAGCTGTAAGGACTGCAACTTGATTACATCCTCTTCCCGGTCAAGGGCCAAGAAGATTATCTCCATGTGGACTTTAGTCTTGCCGTCCGGATGGTTCATTACGATCTTTCCACGAATAGGAATATCGTAGACAACCTTTATCATTGGACCAAACCACTCTTTCCACGACTCAACGGTGGTGGACTTTAGGTTTGGATATGTTGCTCGAAGTACACCATACTTAGAGTAACGTACACCATTTAAGTCTGGTGCCTGCTTCATTGCACTAAGGAAGCAATGCAATATACAGCCAGACGACTTGCCTGACCCAACACTCCCACGTATAAATAGATACTTCTTATCTGTGGTGTGCACCTGAGCAAAGGTGTCATTTGATTCGTAATCTAATTCCCATTCCATAGTCTGATCCTTCCATCAGAAATTGTTAAAGTACTTCAACCCTATAGTAGTAGGCACTGTGAGTACCACCACCAGTTATGGTGAAGTTAAATACCAGTGTGTGACTGGCATTAATCCAGGCCTCTGTTGTTGGCCGGTTGAATTGCACGGTCACAACTTTGTCTGAGGCAACGGCTGTCGTTCCTATTAGCTCTGCTGTGGTTGGGGTCTCACTGGACAGAATATCACTGTCAGACGGCTTCACCCGGCCGAGGTAAGATATAACCTCACAGTTTGTAATAACTTTGCCTGACGGCAGTGCATCAGAGAAGTCAAAATTAAACGGACCCCATTCTGCAGCATTTGATTGAATGCCTATTCGTCCTTGTGCAAATTCTATTTTCATTCTGCCTTCTTCTCCTCCGGAGCAGCATCCTCAGGTTTGGTGGTTGTGATCTGACCATCAATAGCTTGACCGATCATTATGGTCAGTGCCATCATGTTGTTGTTTGTTACCCGATTGCCTGCTTCCTCTTTCGTGAAATTGGCCAATATGTGACCTACCGTTTGTTTAACTTCTTTGATGTCCATAACTTAAATCCCCCTTATTAGTTTGTTAAATTTCTTCCTCAACAACTTCTTCTTCCACAAAGTTGGTTAGCACTGCACAGATAGCTGCAATGGTTATCAGATCGTTCTCATCCTTGTCTGCTTTTGTAGCCAACGTTTCAAGACGTGTCAACAGTAATGCCTCGTTGGCAGGATCATCCCACTGCTCAATCTGCTGTAGGCTGACGGCCTTCTTGAGCCGAGCATTTACTTTGTGTCCAAAGTCATTTGCCATTATCACTAAGGACCGGATCTCGGCCCCCAACATTTGACTGTCTTTATTGTGCTTTGCTATTCTTGCCATAATGTTATATTTTCCTTTGTGTTTTATTATTTAGCTACCCATCCAGTAGAAGTGGTTGGTGCAGTTTCCTTAACCCAAAAAGTAGAGCCCGTGCCACCATTAGTATCCATGTAGATACTTCCAAGGGCAGATGCAACAAAACCCTCTGGTCCACCGGCTCCTGATTTAATGCTGCAGTTACTGTTTATTATTATACCGTTGCTGTCTGTTTGTAATTTCTTAGCACCATCATAGTAAAATTCGACAGCTCCATCCTCATTAAAAATAGCACAGATTTCGTCACTGACGTAAAATTGCATGTCATTATTCTGCATCTGAACGACACCCTCAACCCCACCACTACTGTTATAAAAAACTATACCGGGATCGTCACCATCTGAATCATAAATTCCAATTCCAGAACCATTCGTAGCAAATGTCTTAACACCAGCATAGTACAACTCGGCTGCTCCCTCAGGGTCACCGTAAAA